CCGCCTGATTGATCCGGCCGGTCAGACTGAGGAAGACGAAGTTGTTACCGTCTCTCAATTCCTCGCCTTTGATACCGAGAAGGCCGGGCAGGCAGAAGACAAGGGATCAATTGAAAGCCTCAAGGCTACCGCTGCAAGGGCGCCGCGCAACACTGGTAAGGCGGCCGCCAATGCTCAAGGCACTGACTACAAGGTTCCTGTTACGGTTGAGCAGACATTGACTTTGTTCAATGTGCTGGCTTCTGCCGTCGATCAGGAAGACGATGCAGGGGAGAAGCGTTACGCTCAACTGTTGGCTAAGGTTTCCAGCAAGGACAAAGACGCTGATGAAACCGTTCTGTCGATCGGCAAGGTTTGCCTCGCGCTCGATAGTCTTTGGACTATCGTTCGCCCGCGTTACCTTGCGCTGCATGAGAAGATGGCCAAGGCCGCTAACAACGGCACAACCGCCGCTGCTTAATCCCTAGCAGCTAAACTAACTAGCCCCTAGGCCGAAAGGTCTGGGGGTTTTTCTTTGTCTGGTTTCCGCCATTGTGCGTTGCAACATGCAAGTGCATGTGGCGTTATGTTCTTGTTGCACTGCAATATGAATTGTTGCACCGCACAAAATTTTTATTTATGACAGGTCCAAACAAACAGTGTGACGGTCTATCCAAACAATTAAAACATTAAGTATAATTAGTCCTGCCTTGTTCTCTCCAGACTTCGAACACCATTTTGCCACAATGTTTCGACTATGACAGGTCGGTGCACACAGTGTGTCGTTGCTAACGCGGTGGATCAAAGTCCCGAATAGAACCGATTTTCAGATAAGCCTGAATGGCAAAGTCAAGTTAGATTGCGCTAACTTTTCCATCGTGTTACAATTATGACACTGGAAATTTATCCAGAGATTTCAAGCAAGGGGAAAAGAAATGAAAATAACTGAAGAGCGGGTTAAAGAGATACATTTATCTCATGATCTTAGTAAGTTTCCTTTGTCGGAGCTGCATGAGGTCGATGCTTGGATTAAGAACTACGCCCTGACTCAATTACGGATCAGGCTTCGTGATGGAGGCATTCAGGAGGCTTTGGTGGATTACATCCTAGTGATGGCACGTAGCTCAATGGGATCGGTGGAGACTAACAATTTGTTAATCGCCTTGAATTGTTATCCATCTTGGATGTCTTGAGGAGAATGAACCATGATGAGCAAAGAAGGTGAAATTCTGTTTTCTACTTTCATGTCGGAAGTTATGAAACATCTTAACAATGGAGATTTTGAACTGACTCTGATGAGTCTGGAGTGTGCCTCTTGTGTCAAGGGAATAAAACCCCATGTGCAGGAAGAATTGCTGAGCATTGGGGTTGATTTGGGCAGAGCTGTCAAGCTCTTGAAGGAGATTTAATATGGCATACATTGTTAAGGTATTCAAGAACCGTGGGCGTAGTCCTGTCCAATACGTGGGACCATTCACCTCTCTGGATGAAGCTGTGATGTACAGTGCAACGCTGGACGACATGGCTGAATGGATTGAATTAACTGTACCTCCCAATCCCAATTCTTTAGACAGACTTTATGAGACCATTCGCAAGATCATGGAAGATGATGTGGGATGGTTTGGTATTTAGAGCAGAGACAGAAAGCCCTCTGCCTAGCCAGCTACCATACTGGCGCGGTTCCTAGGACCGATCGAACCTAGTTCCTGACTATGAGTGTAAACTGGTAAGTGTCCACTCGGTACGTTCGACGACCGTAGGGAGGCTACATGACTACCATCTTGGGATTGTGTCAACACTGTGGGAGACTGCGTAGGATTAAGTTCTGCGCAGATGCAGGAGAGAAAGGTCGGTGGCTCTGTAAAGAGTGTGCCGCACCAATGAAAACGGAGAAATGAAATGAAGAAGACTGTTTTGTTTATTGATGGAGCAAACATCTTTGCAGCTACCAAGAGTCTCAGGTTTGATGTGGACTATGGTAAGTTGCTTAAGCTCTACAGTGGAGAACTGTTGAGGGCGTATTACTATACCGCCACAATAGAAGATAGTCAAGAGTTTCAGAGCATCAGACCTCTGATTGATTGGCTGGCTTACAATGGATTTCAGGTTGTGACCAAACCAACCAAGAGATTCATTGATGAGCAAGGCAGGGAAAAGATCAAGGGCAACATGGACATGGAAATTGCCGTGGACATGTTGGAGTTGTGTTCCAACAACAGCGTTGATCGTGTGATCCTTTTCTCTGGTGATGGAGATTTCAAATACTTGGTTCAAGCAGTGCAACGCAAGGGTGTGAAGTGTGACGTTGTGTCCACAATCCAGACCACTCCTGCAATGTGTGCGGATGAACTGCGGAGGGTTGCAGATGAGTTCTTTGATCTGGCTACTCTGGCTGAATTCATTCGCTATGAGCGTCCTGCTTCTGACATTGCATCCCGTAAATCTAGGTACTCCAACAATGGCTAAGAGTTGGCAGAAGACTCCTGAAGTTGGAGATAAGTTCTGGCAGGAAGGCAAGGGCTCAGGCTCTGTGACTGGTGTGGACTATGCCAATAACATCGTATATGTAACCTTCTTTGAGAAAGGAAGGGAGATATATGAGTTCGATGAAGTCTTCGGTCAGTGGACTGAGGACTATGGTGGGACTTGGATGATTTATTTACAATAGGGGGATTAAATGACGACGGAGAAACCCAGAGTTAAGGCCGGGTATGTATATATCCATAAGTTAGGGAAGTTTGGATATGTGGCATACCTGAGGAGATTAGGAAGGCATCCTGTTCTTGGTAAGCCCAAGGATAGTTTCACCCTCACCTCTCTTATTCTCAAGGCTGACTTTGAGAAGAAAGAGATTGAAACCCTGAATACTATTTATTATTGGGAGGACTAACGTGAACGTATGGAAACAAGGGTGGACTCCACCTAGGAAAGATGACGTTGTGTTTAAGCGACGTCAATGTGAATGGGTTATACCTGAAGCTGTGGCAAAGCATCTGAAGTATAATCCCAACCATGTCCCGGCAGTACAACACATGGTATTTGTATCTGCTGAGCGTGTTCAAATCTGGGAGGTTACTGGGACTAACTGTGACTACGACAAGCGTGTGTTTGCTCATTACACGGAGAAGGAACATGAACTCAGCTCTAGCATACACTATAGCGATAGGCAATCTGACCATCACGTTCACACTTACACTCTTGCTCTGCTGGCCGTGGATCAGAAAGAAGTTATTCAAGTCGAAAGACAAGAGCAAGGACCTGTCATAAGCGCTGGTCTGAAGGCGTTACGCGACCTACATTTGGGCATTGGATAGTTGAGTTTTGTCCTTAGAGATTAACGCAAGTACCTGAGTAGCTTGCGTTAACTTTCTGGTCGGGTTATAATATATAAATAATTGGGAGAGATATATCTAACCGGCGCAGGGGAAAGCGCAGCGTACACAGAGTTTTTAGTCTTGTCAACAAGTTTCTGCATCATAGGGGGAAGAAAATGGTTAATCGCGCACTACAAGCCAAGAGATTAAAAGCATCTAAGCAAAAGCGTATGCGTAGGGCTTACTTAAAGACATACTCTGCCTCGATCATTCACGTTGGGCAGAGCATTGATAAATCCAAAATCCCCAGAGGAGCCGAAGGCGTGTTTGACTATCGCCAGAGAGGCAATACCTATTGGGAACCATTTTTGGAGAGGAAATTCCCCTCAAGAGGAATGATCTCCAAAGAGCGCCAGCTTGTGTTAGAGCAACTGGCCAAGGCAACTGAGGACGTTGATCCGAAGTTGAATGTAGTGCTGGAGAGAAGGGGCATAACAAAAACAATAATCAAGCTATACTTCTCTCCCGACTACAAAGTGTGCTTCTTTATGAAAGAAGATTACTTCGACATGGTGATGTTGAAGTCTGGCTACTATGGTTCCAGAGAAAGAGCCATGTGGGCCTACAACAATGGTAAGATTAACTGGCTAGAGCGTATCGAGTTCGCCAGTCTAAGTTCCGAGGCGCCCCCGGCCTTGGACCACGAGAGCTAGAGCTGGAATCTAGTTTCCCCGCACCAGCTTAAGCTCTCATTTACCCCTCCTGTAAAACAGTTGTCTCCTCCCCTGAGACCCTTACAGGAGGGGTTTTTTATCCATTTCAGTCTGTAAAGAAAGAAGATCACTACATAGGTGACACATGTATGTCTATCGCATCGAACATGAGAAGTTCAAAATCGGACCTTACTGCTGCGGAGCTTTGAACAGCATCAGCAAAGGATGGTTTCGGTACTGGCTTGCAGATAAATGTCCTGATCCCAGACAAGATGGTCTGGGCGAAATGAGCTACTCAGAATTCTCTGGCTTCGCTTCCAAGAAACATCTTTGCAATTGGTTCAGGTTGCGAGATATCTTCAAGCTTCGTAAGCGAGGCTTCCGAGTGTACAAATTCAAAGTAGATAAGAAGCTCGTCCGTAAGGGCTCGAAGCAAGTCTGCTTTGTACGATATGCAGCAAAGGACCAGCAAGAGATTGCGCTGCGAGTCTTGGCTTGGCATCGAGCTAAGAGCATGGTCTTGGGTTAACCACAGGAGAAACGGAGAATGGATTATCTGCAGGGAGAACTTCACGGATTCTACTTGAATATCTACCAGTGGGTATTAGCCCACTTGGACTTAGTGGTGATCACGCTGATCGTGGGGATCATCGTCTTAGTTCTTGATCGCAAGTCGAGAGCAAGGAGGCGTGCTCATCGCATTCTTTGGGGAAAGAGAATGGGAAGAAGCAAGAACAGAGAAGCCTACGAGAAGAGCATCATATCGTATGCTATTACAGATGCTCTTGAAGAAGCATGGTTCCGTGGTGACGTTACTCGGGAACGTGCAGATTGGTGGTATCATGCATTTGCGAATCACTTCCAGATGGATGAACTTCTTCCTCGTAAGAAGGACCAGAAACAAATCAAACGTGGCATTCGATACCGGTTGAATGCAGGTATTCACCGGATCAAAGCAATCATTCCCGGTCCTAAGCCGGGTGTGAAGGTGGACAAGGCTTACAAGCCGGCAACCACCGAACTGGTGCCCAAGATTGGGCTTCGAAGGAGTAAGTACGCTTCCGCAGCATAAACGGAGAAGCCATGCACGAAGAGAATGAGCAACTGGACAACTGGGCCAAGGGAAAGAAACGAACTTGTCCCCGTTGTGGTGAAGTCTTCCTGAGTCGTAAGAACAAACGTATCCACAGGAAGATTACGAACTTTCGATGCGAGGTCCCCAAGGACTTAGCTGCTTAACCCCTAGCTGACTAACGGAGAAAGAAATGTCAGTGGCTAAACCTGCTTACACCATGTCCATCAACATGATCAAGGCTGGACACACAATTCCAGATGATCTGTTGAAGGTTCTATTAACGGAGAACAGAAGCGCTTTCGGCTTCGTGATCCGGAAAGATGGAGTCCTCGATGTCGAACGATTCGGGAAGGAAATCCCGATGGAAGACATTGACAAGGACTTCTCGAACTGCAAGGATATCCTCAAGAACACTTCAGCGTTTGACCGGATGTTCTGCTTCGGCCAGTTCCCGGAGAACTTCGAGGACGTCGAGATTCAGCCGTTCATGGTCTTGCACAACAGCAAGAAGCAACCATTGTTCGCTGTAGCAATCGAGGGAGATTTCCCCGGTCGCAACATCGACGATGAAACCTCTGAATTCTTCGGCGTGATGGAAGAATATCTCGGACCGAAGATCGAGGACCTCTACAAGCTCTTGGGGAATGATCCCAAGAAGTTGACCGAAGCGATGCGTAGCGATACCTTCGCCAAGGATTTGTCCAATCTTTACTCTCATCGTGGTGTGATCGCCATCCTTCCTTTCGAAGGCGACCCGATTATCCACGGGAAAAATGAACTTGGTGGAACGTTCGATTGGGGATCGTCTTCCAACGTTTATGGCTTCTCGGCGGCAGCTCCCATTGTCCAAGAGCAGCAGCAACCTCAGAAGCGTCGAAGCAAGTACGCGACTTCGGAGGATACGCCCACGGAAAACAAACCACCTGAGGCCAAACCTTCGGTACCTCAGGTCATTCCTCCGGCTCCCACCGATCCAGTCGAGAAGGTGGCGCAGGAAGTTGTGGAGGAACGGACTGAATCTCCTCCCGCCAACCTTCACGGCAAACGTCTCAAGCAGTGGTACCGCAGTATCACCGGCGGAGACCTTCCGGAGAACTGGCTCAAGCGTCCGTCGGTCAAGGTCAAGAACAAGAAGGTCCTCAAAGACCTGAAGGAACTTGGTCAGACTGCGATTGGAACCACAGTCAAGGAACCTGTCACAGCGACGAAAACTGACGACAATCTGCTCCCGGTTATGAACGGGGAACAAATCAAGGCTTCGACCGAGTGGATCAAGAAACACTTGGATGCCAACAGCAATGCAACCAGCAATCCGTTGGAAATGCAGAAGATCGAAGCTGTTCTCCCGGTGTTCTCGGAGATTCATCCAAGCATCGCCGACTGGAGGACATTCGAAACCTCCGGGATTCTGGCTTTGATCAAGTCTCACCCCGAAGCTGCTTGGCTGATGTTCATCGAGGCCCGTAGAAAGGTTCTGGAACTCGAAAGCCTCAAGAATCTGGGGGATAAGAAGCTCTCGGAAATTACTGGTACTGCTCCGCCTGCCGAGACGAAGACCACAACTACCAAGACGGAGCCAGCATCCCCTGCTCCCTCTGCCCATAAGCCACGACTGTCGAAATACGCGTAACGTTTTCTCCGTTCGTTACGCCATTGGAGGGCAGCGCAAGCTGCCTTCCTTTTCTTCCATACATGAGCAAGGGGTAGAGAATGTTACGTAAGGCTATGAACATGGTTTTGCCGGGCCATAAAGCTGGCTACAATCTTCCAGATAAAGCTTGGTTTCAGTGGATGGCTGAGCAAACCAAGTACACTCCAGACATTGCGAAGCTGGAACAATATGCATTCCAGTTATACTTCGCCTGTGATGAGACACAGGAAGGACAGAGCCAATACAAGTTGATTGAAGATGGAGCTTATGTCTGTCCTGCGTTCACTCAGAGTTCGTTCAATTACTGGCAGCCCAATATTCCGTGGGAGCCTCCTATTCCCATGTTGAGTAAGGAGATCATCAAACCTCTCCCATTCTACCCGGACATTGCAAAAATCAAGGGACAAGTCTATGCAATTCGTCCTAAGTGCTTCATAGAGCTTGACAAATACAAGCTCAACGGTGTAAAATACCAGCGTAATCGAGTCAGATTGCTGGTTCCGTACCGCTCCTTGAAATTTATCAAGGACTTGTCCAACATCCCCGATGACATTGAGTTCGTTTCTCCAGAAGGCCATGTAGGTCGATCTGTAGAGAAGATCGTAGTCATCCGAGCTTGGATGTACACCGGCATCCCTGAATACTGGGATAAGCTGATCTCTGCCTTCGATTACGGTTCAGTCCAAACCTATCAATCGAAGAACAGAGCATGGTGTCGAACATATTATCAAGTCCGTCGGAGCTAACCGAGACACATATTCCGTGTGAAGCCTGTGGCTCATCTGATGCCAAGTGTGTGTATTCAGATGGCCACGGCTACTGCTTTTCCTGCCAAACATATTTTCCTCCCAATAAGGAGTTTGAAGTCATTTCAGAGGATACATTTACTTATGAATATTTACCTACGAGAGGAATTACTAAGGAGACATTTGAATTCTTTGGAACAAAGACTAAGATTAATGGAGACGGCAAACCTGTTTCTATTGGTTTCCCTTATCCTAATGGTTCTTATAAAGTTAGATCATTAGAAGAGAAAGCATTTCACACTATCGGTGATATAGCCAAAGCTGGTTTATTTGGTCGTAATAAGTTCGGCCCGAGTACACACAAGTACATCACCATAACGGAGGGTGAATTAGATGCGCTCAGCCTATATCAAGTTCTTCGCAGTCCCTGTGTCAGTGTACGTTCTAGTGCTACTGCTCACCTTGATTGCGCAATCGACCGTGCCTACCTTAACTCCTTTGAACGTATCTACATCGCGTTTGATGCAGATGAACCGGGACGCGCTGCGGCTGCTGCTGTCGCAAAGCTATTCGACTATAACAAGATTTACGACGTCAAGTTCGACGGAGTCAGACACAAAGACCCCAACGACTACGTCCGTACCGGAGCTTCCGACGAACTGAGGAATGTATGGTGGAACGCGAAGAGGTTTCTTCCCGAGTCCATCATTAGTTCATTCCTTGAGTTCAACAAAATTCTCAAGGAACAACCCAAAGAAGGAATCCCGTATCCTTTCCCCACGTTGAACTTCATGACGTATGGGATCAGGACTGGAGAGTCAGTCTTAGTTACTGCACCCGAAGGTGTGGGTAAGACTGAATTCATGCATGCGATTGAACATCAACTGTTAACGGAGACGAACGATGCTGTCGGCGCAATCTTTCTCGAAGAGCCTAAAAGAAGGCACCTCCAAGCTCTTGCGGGAATACAACTCAAACGGCCAGTCCATCTACCGGACTCTAATAGTCCCAATGATGAAGTGGAACGTGCGCTTCAAAAGGTTGTACGAGAAGATGATCGGCTTTTTGTGTATAGTCATTTTGGATCAGATGATCCAGATACTATTATTGATACCATCCGCTTCTTGGTATCTGCTCGCGGTTGTAAGTATGTTCTTCTTGACCACATCACTATGGTTGTTAGCGGTCTTGGAGGCGACAACGAACGTAGGGCGCTCGACTACCTCTCGACACGTCTCGAAATGATGGTCAAGGAGTTAGACTTCGCATTGATCATAGTCTCCCATGTCAATGATGATGGTCTAACTCGTGGGTCGAGGAACATAAGCAAGGTTGCGGATATTCGCATAGATTTGTCTCGTGACCTTGCTTCCCCTGATCCAGTAGTAAGGAATACCACCAAACTCTTAGTATCCAAGAACAGGTTCTCAGGGAGAACTGGACCTGCTGGTGAACTATTATTTGATCCTGCAACATATACCCTGAACGAGTACACGGGGTTACCTGATGACTTTGAAAGGGCTGCATAATGGGCAAGCTAGATTTAAACTCAGATGAAGTGATTGAGTGTTTGTGTGATTGGGCTGAACAGTTCAAACAGACAATGATCGACATTGTCGAATACCGTAGGAGATTGTTCACACTAGGTATGAACCCTAAGGAGATCGAAGAAGAGATACAGAGGAATTCAAGATGAGGATCAAGGGTTGGGAACACCTTAAGTTTTTTGAAACAGGTGAATGGCAGGTCGTAGATGAACGTCTCAAGAATTTGGAAAAGACTGCACGTCGAACTCTATCTTCTGTATATAATCCCGGCGACGGATACTGTCCGGGACGCAATCAGTTGTTCGCAGCTCTACGATCAACACCGTTCGATACGGTCCGTGTTGCGATCATTGGACAAGACCCCTATCCCGAACGAAAGTATTGTACGGGACTTGCATTCTCAATTCCAGAGGAACTTGGTGGAGAATTTCCACCGACACTCTTATCCATCCTCAAGGAATATTCATCCGACCTACGACTCCCAATTCCTAGTTACGGTTCTCTGGAAAGATGGGCGAAAGCAGGTGTCCTTCTCTGGAACGCGGTCCCAAGTTGCGGAACAGGTAAGAGTCTTTCTCACGACTGGACAGAGTGGTCCTATTTGACTTCAGAGATCATTCAATCTCTCTCCCAAAGAGGTATTGTATTTGTCTTTCTAGGGTCTGTAGCCAAACGTTATATGGACTTAGTCAGTCCTCTAAATAATGAAATCCTACAGACTTCCCATCCTTCCCCAAGAGGTTCACTGAACAGTAAGACTCCATTCGTAGGGAGTAGACTGTTCAGTACCATCAATGACAAGCTCATATCCAATGGGCTGGACCCAATAGACTGGAGACTTCAATGACAATCTTTCCCAATGGAACTCAAGTTGTTCGCAGGGTCAATGACTCTAAGGTTTGGAATGGGGAAGTTGTAGGTCAATTTCAATTAAGAAGTGGTAGAATGTGTGTAGTGTGTGAGAGCCGAGAAGGCTACGTATTTGTGTCTGATCCAAGTCATTTGGAGAAGGTCAATGTCGAGATACAAGAAACTGGACGGACCGACAACAGCGAAGTTGCTTAATCGGATTGCTCTTGGTGGCAGCTATGAAAAGATAGCTGAACACGCAGGAGTCAATCCATCCACAGCATGGAACTATGCCAAGCATCTTCCTCTGTGGAAATGGTTTAGAGACCATTCAAGCTAGTGGGGTAGCTCCCCACCTAAAATAACGCACCAGCGGGCTTCTAATGGCCTTGTAGAGGGTATTTAAATGAGAGATAGCGGGTTGATTTTACCCAAGGATAACATAATTCCATTGTTCAGAGCAGGAGCTGAGCCTCCTGACGATAATTGGTTGAGTAGGTTGGAGAAAGGAACTAGGTTCCTCGCCAAGAGGAAAGGACAGACTCCTTCACCTGAGTTGGGAGATTTCGTGGTGGCATCAGACCCGACACAGATGAAGGCTGTCTTTCTTGGCTACGATATGAATAATCCCACGGGAGGTTTCAGGTTCGTTGACCCTGTGGTTTTCTCCAAGCAATACGAACTCTACGACATTATCCAAACCCAAGTAATGAAGGAAGAACAAGAAAATGGGGACGGTAATCCAATTCCAACAGAATGAGTGGTTGGCCATGTGCAACCTCAAGTCTGCGATTGCATTCATGAGGAGTAACAATGAAGAAGGTCGTTACGATCAGGCCATCGAGAAGCAGAAGAAAACCCTGAAGTATTTCATGACTGAAGTTCCTACTCGTTTGCAGTAGGATTTATTTATTAGAGCATTTACGCTCAACGGAGAAAAGAATGAAGACTGGCATCGCTTTGCTTGTAGCAGGGGCACTCGTATTGGCTGCGGCTGCAAGCCTCAATTACTACGGTTGTAGTAATATCCTGAAGTCGTGTGCAATTGTGTTGAAGAAACCTTTCTAGTGTGGTACATTCCCCGGAGAGTTCTCCTGATC